CCTTCCATCATAGCTATAACTCCATCTCTAATAGGATTAGGTTGTTTCAAATATACAAACTTAATTTTTTCCCCCTCTTGAATAAGTGGATATTTATTTTGTAACTTCTTTTGTTTCAAAAAATGATTATATAGGCGTGTTGCTTTTACATGTACGGGGGTTCCTTTAGCATATAAATCTACTCCGCCATTATACTTTTCAATTCCTCTAACAGATCTAGGAAAAGCAATGTTCTCAATAGGTTCTTTCTCAAACTGCACCCTAAAATCTAAAATGAATTTTTGTATAGCCTCTTCATCTTGATTAATAATAATGTCAAAAGACTTTTTCAATTTATCTCTACAAGATGTGGGAGTTGATGATTTAACAGATTCAATCCCCATAACCTTAATTCGTGGATTTGTATATCTGACACCTTCATTATCATGGACATTAAGAATATAATGTTTCTTTCCTGTCCAAATACCTTTATCAGCAAGGATCTCTCTTTTCATAAACATCTTTTGATCATAAGCATTCATATAATTTGCCAGATCTGTATATCCACTATCAATTATTCCTTGAAGCTTTGTCTCACATACTTTATCTAAGAAATCAATAACTTTTGATGATTCTGGATCTTCAGGAAATACTTTTTGAACTAATGCATCTAATGTAATATAGAGGGAATCGGTGTCCGATGCCAATACATAATCAACCTCTTCCGTTTCCAAAATTTTGTTGAGATATTTATTAACTGCAATTTCTGCCCAACGGATGCTGAGTTGACCTCCTAATGTAATAGCTTCTGAAATTCTTAAATCATAAAATCTAAAATAAGGGTTTCCGAAAGCACCATAAACACTATTAAGCATTAATTTCATAGCAGTTTGTTTATTGCCAAATGAATCTGCTTCTCTTTTTAATTTTTCTATCACAACCGGGTCAGTTTCTTTTTCTATTTTTTTCTTAGCTGCGATTTCCTTCTTTTTAAAGATAACTCTATTATTATATTTTTCCTGCATTATCCTTGGTAAAAATCCTTGTTCATCTTTTCTGAAGGCCTGACCACTGGCGGCGATAGTAATATCTTTATCATAGAATTTACTTAAATCGATTCTCTTCTCCAATAAATTTTCTACACCGCATTGTTGTGTAACGCCTGTTAAAATAGTTTCAGGACTTACATTGTATTGCATAATTAAATGAGGATATAGACTATTTAAATCAAAGCTGACAACCCATTTATGCATGCCTGTCTGCACTTCTTTTACATACGCGCCAGTATATGCCTTATTCTTTGTATTATCTTTCTTTGGTGGGACTACAATATTTCTATTCATTAAGTCATTTGCGAGGATCACTTCCCACATCATAACCATTCCAAATGTATCTTGATAATTTACTTTTGCTTCGTATGCAAGAGCGACAACCATTTCAATTAACTTTTTCTTTTCTTCTAATCGCTCAACTAGTTGTACGTCTTTAATATTATATTCAATAAACTTTTGGAAATTTTCTTTGTATAATGTAAAAAGGTTACCATACTCTTCAAACGATAATTTTCTTTCTCCTAATTCAATTGAAGCAATATAATCTAACCTATAACTTTCCGCTGGAGGAGCATTCCTTCTATAAACATCAATGTAATCGATAACGGCAATTCCGATGAGATCATGAAAGATAACTTCCTTTCCACGAAAATTGGTAACCCTTTCATGAATCCTGTTCCATGGAGATAACCTGCGTGCTTCTTTAACACTGTATAATCTAACTATTCTATTATACAAATAAGGAATATCAAATCCTTGTATATTCCAGCCTGTAATAATATCTGGTGATAGTCTTTCCCAGAATGAAATAAATTCTTGAATTAAATGATTTTCATCTGAACATTGAAAATATTCTACATTCTCATCATTACTATTAAACTCGCCACAACCAAAAACAGAATATTTTCCACCAGTCCCAATGGTAATCGCTTGTACTTCTTCAATCGCAGATGTAGGATCTGGAAATCCATGTGAGGAGCCAACTTCGATATCAATAGTTGCAATTGTTAATAAGGAAAAATCATAATCAATTCCCTTATCCTTTGGAAAGTTATCATATATCCAACTATACCTATAAGCATTCATTCCGTGTATTTGAAAGTTTTCAACTCCGTCATACTTACGAATAAAATCTCTGGTTTCCTTTATTGTTCCTGGTTTAATAGGAGCTAAAGGTTTTCCATCAATAGTTTTATATTTGGATTTTTCTCTGGAAGGTATAAAGATAGTAGGATGGTATTCAACGCGATCATCAAACTTCTGACCATTCTCATATCCTCTTACTAATATATGATCACCAATCTGATGTACATTGGTATAAAATTTCATTTAGTATTTTTGTTATAGTATCGTTCTACTTTGTGTCCGCAAGCTTCTAACTTACTATAACACCATAATATTTGGTCATCAATCCAACATCTTCGATCTCTAAAGGCACCAACTGTATAGAGAATTTGGAGATAACATAGTATGAGATATTTCATTTAAAATCCTCATTTGATTAATCCTGTCTTGTAAGAGGTCTTACCGTTGACCCTCAAAGCTGTCATAACCTTTCCACGATTATTGCCATCTGTTTTATAAGAACAATGCACCCATCCACTTGATGGTTTGCCTGGCTGATAAAATTCTAAAATTAATTGATCAAATTCTAAGTTATCTTTGACCCATTCTGCTAATTCGTTATTGCCAACTTTGGAACATTCAAAATCTGCCGCTTCACCGTTACAGTGTTGACTAGTTTTTGATCCACCCACGGCCTTATTTAAATCAGGACCTCTGTAACCACTATTTACACGAATCGGACCAAACTTATCTCGGACCGGTTGTAAAATATGATTCGCTACGTTAGTAAGATTAACTAATACTTGATCTGTAGCAGGTTCATTACTAATACCCATTCTGTCTGCTGTTGAACTTTTAATTAATTCAGGTAAAGTAAAGTTCTGTGCGACTCTAATATCTTCAGCTTCGTTCACTTTCACTCCTATTATGAGGTCGTTGGTTTGATAGTATTTATCCCAACGACCCCGTCGAATTTATTCCTGATTTGTAACAATCGGAATTTGTCTAATCATTTGTTCCTCCGGAATAATCTTTTCCATTGAAACTGTTAGCATACCATTATTAAGAGCTGCTCCCTTAATAACAATATCATCGGAAAGAGTCCAAGAACGTTTGAAATTTCGTCTTGCAATTCCTTGATGAAGAAATTCATTTTCTGACTCTTTAGCTAAAGAATTCGTACCTGTTGACTCGACGGTTAAAACGCCGGCTTCCACGTTCACTTTAATATCTTTTTCACTGAGTCCAGCAACTGCTAACTCTATTATATAATGTTCTCCTTCTTTTTTCAAGTTATAAGGTGGGTAACCTGAAGAATTTTGTTGGTGAAAATTAGATAAGTCCCCAAATAATCTGTCAAACATGTGTTCAAACCCTAATGAGGTTTGTAACATGGTTTCAAAATGTTTGGGATTATTGAACAGTGAAATTGCGTTTGTATGTAACATATTATCTCCTTTAATTAAGCAAGATTATCAGTCTCTCCATCCCTCGCCAGCGAGCAGATGTTCAAACCGATGTTTAAGAATAATCCATATTAACTCTAATATGGAATCGGCAGTATACTCACCGACCTCGTCGATTGTATACTTACCTGTTTCAGGATCTGTTATAACTCTATCATAAACTAGAAAATCATAACTATGTCCTGCTATGCCATGAGGTCTTTCCATGCGTTCTTTCCAGCCCCATTTTGCATCATCAACAAAATTTGTCATTTACCAGTGCTCCCAAAACCACCATCGCGATCGGTTTTTTGTGGAGGTTTAGTAGATGTTTCATCAATATCATAATGAATCATTTCGACAAGTTCGCCCTGAGCGATCCTATCACCATTATTTATAATGATTGTTTGAACTTCTGATAAATTTACGCAAGCAATAAATAATGGTTCCACATAATCATAATCAATTACTCCTTCACAATTAATTAAGCTCAAACCTTGTTTAATTGCTGTTCCAGATCTTGGGTGTATCCTTACTGAATGGTTCGGCGGAATATCTAAGATCATTCCGGTTGGAATTAATACCCTTTGAAATGGATGTATTGTGATGGAAGAATCTTTTCTGTCAATAAACTTCTTCCTATCATCGTTCCAAACTTTATATCCTAATTCAGGTTTATAATATGCATGTATATCAAAACATGCGGATCCTATTGTAGAAAAGCTTGGAAGGGTAACATCATCATATATTTTATGTATTTTCAACTTTAACATCATCGTTTTTTTTATTTCCAATATTATATTTGGCTACTAAGTTCCATTCATCTTTTTCTTTAAAAGATATAATTTTTAACTGATTAATTGGAACTATATTATCTTTAACCTTGTCATTATCAACAATTTGTGCTAAATCCCATTCTGATAATAAATTAACTATTGTATTACGTCTCGCTGCATCATTATCAGAAAAATTAGATGGTTTTCCATCTAACATAAACAACTCTTTAAAATGAACAATATAATATCGACTTTGCTTATGTAAAATATGACAACTCTGATATAACGTCTTATCTTTCTTAGACGCTACACCAATCCTTGTTAAAGTCTCTTTTACTTTTAAAAAATCATCGGGTTGTTTTAATTTGATTTCAACGAGTGCTTCGACCTCTATACTCATCATGCTCCTTCAATCCACCTGTAAATAATTTTTGCTTGAGCGTACTTAAATCTTCATCTGTGAATATATCAATGACCTCTCTTGCTTTTTGAAAGGAATATCCATAATATTCAACGATAAGATCTATAGCTTCGTACTTCTCAGCCTTTAACCATCGACCAAATCTGTTCTTGGGTCTGATGATATTTAGCAAATAATGGTATTGAAGTTTATTATCTAGAAATGGGCGTATGTTCATTTCATTAGCATAAAGGGCCGTATCGGAGGTAAAACTTAATGTTCTATTAATTAAAAATGGCTTGTATTCACGTTCGAATTGTCCATCAGGATCATCTTTCAGTAAATCCTTCTTCTTATAGTTTATATCTTTTACAAAATCAAATGGATTCATTGCCAATTCCCTTCAACCATTATCTCAATCAAACATGCTGTTAAATTAATTTGTTGGTCGGCGGCAAATGCAGATTTATATTGATAATCTGCTAACAATAAAATAATTGGTGGTAACGTATTAGATGTTAAATGTTCATGTAAATTATCGTATAACTGTCTATATATATTCCTTGGATCTGTATGACTTGAATCATTTACCCATTTTCGAACATTGGTAAAATTCTTTTCTTTTAATGCATTAATAAGAGCAAGGAAGTTAGTATCACCCAATTGACTGAGAACCCCACTATCAATGCCTCCTGTACTACTGTATCGCTGTAATTCATTTAATGTCCTCCTAAAATCTGGATAATACCTCATTATCAATTCAACAAGAACCTTCTCATTATAATTGACATTGCTTTCATCAAGAATTTCTTTTGCCCTATCTAACATTTGAGATGCTATTTTAGGGGCATCCTTTTTATCTATTTTAAACTCAATAACTGAGGTCCGAGAATGAATAGGATCAATAATCCTATGTATATAATTGCAGGTAAAAATGAAACTACAATTCTCCGAGAATCTTTCAATAAACCCCCTTAATGCAGGTTGGGTTGATTGGGGATTTAAATAATCCGCCTCATCAATAATTACAACTTTTCTACCACCTAATAACGAAACACTACTACAATAATTTTCTAATTTAACTCTCAATAAATCTATCCCTGATTCTTGTGAGCCATTCACAACAAGATAATCTAAACCGATTTCTTTACACATTGCTTTAGCAATTGTTGTCTTCCCTACACCTGGTCCTCCACTCAATAATAGATTAGGAATATTGCCTTTATCTACAAATGCTTGAAATGGTTCTTTCAAATGACTAGGGAGAATACAGTCTGATACCCTTTGAGGTCTATACGCCTCAACCCATAATATATTATCTGACATAATCCTTATGTTGTTTGTTCAGTTGCAATCCAATACTCTAATTCTTTATCTGTATTTTTAAAATGTCCGAGACCTTTATTTGATATTCTCACATCATAAGTGCCTCTCATAAGTTTAAGGTTCTCTATCTTAAAAATCATTTTAAAGTTAGAATTAGAATTTCCTAAATCAACCGCGAAACTATCAACGGATGTTTTGGAATCGATTGCTTGCATTTTGAGTTTGCCGTCGCTCGCTATAACAGCAATCTCGGGGAGACTCATAACTGATGCTGCTCTCATAATAGCAATAAAATACTTCTCTTCAAGCTTGAATGAAGCATCTTCGGAAGGTAACTCAATATCTTTTTCAAGAATCTTTTTTTCGTTTTCAAACAAAGACATATTTGCAAATTGATATTCAGCAATTGAATCACCAGCTGTATAATTATTTGCATCAACACTTGATTGAATCTTTACAGATTTTTCACTAAATTCAAATTGTGGTTCTGTAAACAAAGAAAGAACGCCCAAGAATTTATTGAGATCATAGATCGCAAAATCTTGTGCGAAGCTCTGACTAAGTTTCGCTTTCGCCAACACATTTGTTTGTTCACTAACTGTCTTAATAACATCGCCGGTATTAATAACCAAACTTTGATTAATCTCGGCAAAGTTCTTTAATGTCTCAACAGTCTCATTATGTATAATCATATTTTTTATAAATGGTTAGGGCTTTTGGTATAACCGGGCTTCCCGGGCTTTTTCTCTTTGCGTTTACTGGCAGCGAGTTTTCTACGTTCCTTTCTATTCTTGCCTTGAGAAGATAACTTCTTTTTTCTATCTTCTAAGAAAGGTCTATTCTCGGTATCATATCCATGTGCCGCATATTCTAATGCACCCATATCTGGCAAGTTACCAGAAAACACATATGTTCCAACATGCGATAATTTCATCCATGGACATAACCAAGTTTTAATGCCAATCTTTTGTGCTAATTGGCAAAACATATAATCTTCAGATAGATAACGATCTGAGTTTTCAGATTTACCTTCACCCATCCATTGATCATTATCAATAATTGTATCAAAAAATGCATGAATATATCTGGAACCATCGAAATGTTCTGAGCGATTATGATCGGGTTTATATCGAAACTTAGGATATTCTTTTGCAAATTTTTCTAATACCTCACGTTGTATCATCATAAACCCAGTTCCAATTTCCAAAGCTTGTACGGGTTCTGATAAAGAAATTGTTTGTTCTCCCCCTACTGGATTAAAAACAAAATCCCCAGTGTATCTCTCTAACAACATCGGGTCATCATCACCCAATCCTTTATCTACTGCATTACGAACCTTCTCCCAAGCAATACATTTCTTAGGATATATTCCACCAATAATTGGATGTTCGTCATCACATAATGCTGCTAATGTAAGAACATATTGAGGATCGAAATTAATATCAGCATCGATGAACATGAGATGTGTATAATCAGATCTCAAGAACTCATCTGTACAATAATTTCGTGCTCTTGTAATTAGGGATTCGTTAAAAAGATAAAAGAATTTTAAATCTATTTGATATTTGGTGGCGGTCGTTGCTAAGTCACAACAAGCTTTCGTATACATTCCACTACACATACCGCCATACATTGGTGTAGCAACAAATATACGTTTCTTTCTTAAATCTGCTATGGGTACTTCAATCTGCATTCACTCCTTTCATAATGATAAAAACAGAAAAATACTTAATAAAACTCTATCTTAAATTACTAATATATAGGGGGATGATTAGAGCAGCCTAATATTTTTAGCTGAGAGGCCTTTTTCCGCATTAACTATATCAAATTCTACTTTATCGTTTTCATTAATATAAACACCATTGAGTTCATTTGAATGAACGAAAACATCTTTACTTTCATCGTCTTGATTGATGAAGCCAAAACCCTTACTAGGGTTAAACCATTTTACTGTACCTGTTGCCATCTTACTTCTTACTTTCTTATTTTTAAATTTAAATGAATTGAAATTATTTTACGTTATCATTTATTTATCTATATTATAAATGATAACGTTATAAATGTCAAGGATTATTTTGTTTATTTTTCTTCAGAAATTTTCACGCCGGCGTACAAATCATCTTCGTCTAATTCAGGTGTAGCTGAAGGGTCTACTTTCGTCCAAAGATCCATAAATCCTTTTTTAGTATCTTCATCAAAACGATTGATCGAATATTCGATCGCTTTAGACTTGTCCTTGAAAACCATATATGAATTAACAATATTAACTAAACGGCGTGTTGAGATAATTTCATCAATTCCTCCATCATCAAATGTTCGACGAATCACATCTGTCCATTGAACCAAATGTTCAACAAACTCAGGATCTTCAACTTGATAGTTTCCAAGAACCTTAGTAATGATCTTTTTCTCTGTTAAAGCATTTGGGTAATCATGTTCGAATGTAATTGGAAAACGATCAAGGAAAGCCTCATTGAGAATGTTAGTTCCGATGAATCGTCCATCATCAGATCCTTTACCTTTGGTATTCGCAGTTGCGATAATGTTGAATCCAGGAACTGGTTTAACCAGACGATTAATTTTTTTCAAGAAGATATTTCCACCCTCAAGAACTGGCTGTAAACACATGATCTTATTTGATGCGAGGTCAACCTCATCAAGAAGAAGGACTGCGCCTCTTTCCATTGCAACAATTATTGGTCCGTCCTCCCAAATTGTTTCTCCATTTTTGAGAGTATAGTGACCGAGTAAATCATCTTCGTCGGTCTCAATTGTAATATTAACACGAATTAATTCCCGTTTTGTTTTTGCTGCCGCCTCGAAAACTTCTTTAGTCTTGCCCATTCCAGAAAGGCCTGTAATGAATGTTGGAATGAACATTCCTGAATTCATGATTTTAACTAGTTCAGCAAAATACCCCGCCTTAACATAATTAGGATCAGGTGAAGGTATAAATGAAACTGCTTCATCAACCTTTTTGATTGCGGTCTCATGTTGGACTACGCGGGCATCTTCAACAATTTTTGGTTTGCGATAACGATCGCCCCATTTCGCTTGTGGCATAATTTGTAATGCTTGTCCATAATTGGCAATCGAAAATTGATTTCGGCCAACTCTAAGTTTACTTAAAAAATTCTGATTTGGTTCTTTAAGTCCAGCATCGCCGGCGATTTTATTTACCTCGGCTCTATCAAGTACTTTTGAATCTCCAAATGCTTGCTTCCAGGCTTCTACTAATTGGTCTCGGTGGTTCATAATATTATCTCTCTCTAGTTTATTATTCATTATGTTATATTATACGCTATTTTAGCAAAAATAGCAACTGTTTTGTTTATCAATGATTTCAATGAGCTTCCTATAACTCGTTGAAATTGTTGTGAAACAAAAGTGCATTACGATACCATTTCTGTAAATCGATTAAGAAGAACACGCTTTTCAAGTTTTCCTTTTTGGAACTTTTTAAAGGCACGCGCCATTTGCGATGTACTCTGTTTTTTATCAGTATCGATATTAATCTCATCTTCAGTATCAACTTTCTTGTTCGCTTTAATCACATATAATTCTGAATATCCACTGTCGGTATTCACAACGAATCCGTTCTTATTATATTCAGATCTGATTTTCATGAAATCTTCTCCATACCTATCATGAGTACAAATCTCTGCTGCTGTATCAGAACTGGTACAAAGAAAAAAACCACAAACATTCGATGATGTCTTATATTTGTAGTATTCAAGAAAGTTCTTAGTCTCCTGTCTTCCGGTGTTGCGGTGCCAATCAAATACTTTTTTCGTATCGCGATCAACTAATTTATTGCGCACTTCCTTCCTCTCAATCGGTACTGCTGAAACCATGGTTGGGTTTCCATCATCATCTTTAAATTGTTTAAAATACCTATAAGAACCATTTGATTCCCCATCAGTCAAAATAACAGTATTAACAATATCTAACTTATTATCTTTTTTAAATTGATTACAATATGGAATGCTGTACATGATCGCATCATTCAGCGGTGTTCCACAAAGTCTTGACAATGGAAAGTTATGCTTTGCCGCAATTGATTGCCATTCCCATGTAGCCATTGTACCATATTTTTCAGCTAACTTGTTGAAAATACCCTCTTGCTTTGTTTCTTTAATCAGACGAACTTTTTTACCATACGCTTGTGCTTTATATTCATTATTACGTCTTCTTCCACCGAGATAAGGAGCTTCATGAAAATCACGATCACATCGGAGTAAAGTTAAGATCATAAACTCTCTCATGTCTCGAAAATCCCTTGCTGACATCTTATCTGAAAATATCTGTATTAGTTGCAAATGCCGGTCGCCCATTGCAAGTGAATTTACATCTGACTCACACACTGCATTGTCTTTTATTCCTTCTATTTGGTTGCCTTGTTCATCAAAGGAATAATCAACAAATGCATACACTTCATGTTTAATACTGCATTTCCTACAGAAGTCCATAAGTTGTAACAACTGAATAAATGTTGGCATCATCTTATCGTGCATCGATCCGGACCAATCTATGAGCATATATAATCCATGATTTTTTCCTTCTGGGACAATCGTAACCTTCTTAAAAATATTATCTGAATATTTGTACTTATGAATATCTGACAACGATATCATTCCTGAATTAGAGGTCATTGATCTTTTATACTCAGATGCCCTCTTTTTCATTTCAAATTCCTTTGCGAGATAATTAACAACTGGCTTATTATCCTTATCAATCAACTTTAAAAATTCTTTAGCATAATCAAACAAATGTGTATTATCTATATCTCTTTTACCTTTGCCCGCCATGATTTTACGATATTCCTTTATTAAACTTTTATAATCAAAAATCAATCCGTTATCTTTGAGATTCATCTTTGGTGAATTATAATATTTAATATCAATTGCATCTTCATGAACCAACTCTGCTTCATGTGATCTATATTCTTCATCAGTGATTGATTTAGGATTCCATGTCCACGGATCATCATCATACCAAGCATCTTCACCGCCGGCTGATGTTCGTCCCGATTGTTGTGAACTCGTCTTATCTTCTTCTTTCTTTTCACCAGCTGATTTCTCTGCATTTACATTTTGTTCTAATTTAGCTTCTTCACTTTCTTCACGTTTTTCTTTTGAATCATCACATATATCAACGGGCTGTTCGCAATCTTTTTTTTCTGCTTGTTCTTCACTTTCTGGATTTTCTTCCGATGATGTTTCTTCTGGATACTCATAATCATACTCTTCAGAATCCTCTTCGTCTTCATCTTCATCTTCATCATACTCTTCAAATGAAGTCATTTGCTCATCGTAATCCTCAAGTTGTTGTTCTTCGCCCTTACAATACTCGTAGAGTTCTTCTGTCAATTGTTCTACATCATCCCATGTCTCAAGTTTTTCCATCTCTTGAACGAAATACATCTCTTCTTCAGTAAATCTGACACCTTCACGTGGTCCACCTTTAAAATGAATATTGAGTTTATCAATCAGTGATGTTTCATTGATATCAAGACCAAGTTTATTAATTCCGAAGAAATCCCGATCATGCATCAAAATCTGATATCCCTTGTGCATTGATTTTGCTGCACCATGATATTTGTTCTTGACAAGTTTCTCGATTCGTGCATCTTCGACAATATTTAAAAATCCTTTGTAGTTTGGGCCTTCCTCGCAAAGTGCTCGGTGCCAACCATCTGCTGGAGTATATAATGCATGTCCGATCTCATGGCACACAAACAAGTCATATACTTCTCCTTCCATTTCCTTAAGGATTGGAAGAAGTAATGTTCTCGATTTTGGATCAAATCCTGCGGTGGGGATTTTAGCATGACGAACCGTTATATTCTCGGTTGCCATTAACTTAGCTAGGATTGATTTTTGTTCTCGTAATTCGTTCATCTCTCTCATCTCACGATATTGTTTTATTCTCTACTTATATTATACTATAAATTACCCAAAATGTCAACAGAAATGATCATCAATGATTCCATAGGGTTACATCAAACGCGTTGATATCATTGCTGATAAAAGATTATCAATGATATCAAGTGGTATAATATCTTATAATACCATATGAATATAATATGCAAAAAATCACATTAACCCATTTTAACTGAGGTTCAGTTTTCAACCATCCACAATAAACCCAAATCATACAATACGGTAATGGTATAAACATTGTGAATGGATACCAATCCATAATGACGGATACTACACCAATCACACCCAGTAACAATGCGATATTTTTCAAATGATATTCTAAAATTACAACCTCCTTTTCAATTAGGTAGATAGATGGTCCAAAGGCCAGGGTGCAAGAACCCTGCTTGGCGCCCCCAGACCATCTAAAACTTTGATATAAATCGTGATATAGGTTGTACAAAAGGAAGTAAAGCAATCGCCATAACTGTATTCACTCCTGTATGAACAAGAGCCACCTGTTTAGTAATTCCTGTAGGCAATCCATCACTCACTAATATTCCTGCTATCCATATCGTTCCAGTTGTTCCCACATTTGCACCTAGTATAGCCGCAATCGCAGACGGTAAAGGTAATGAACCCGAAGCAACAAGTCCTATAACAGCAGTTGTGGTAAGAGATGAAGATTGCCACAAAAGAGTACATACAATTGCTCCTGCAAACATCCAATAAGGATTTCCTAGAAACCATTCAAGTTGTTCTAAATGGCTCATTGATTTCATTCCACCTGAGAACATTTTCAAGCCAATGTAAAATATGACAAGACCTAGTAAGGTCTGAAAAACGGGATTATTAAATTCCATAAAATTTCTTGATTTATATTTCCACGAATCGTAGAGTTGTCTATGTTTCTTTTTCATACATAAATATTTATTAAGATTATATTTACCTAAATATATTAATTTGAATAGAATATTAATTAAATTTTATAGAAAGGAAAAATGACTTCAATCATTTCACCTCATGATTTTACCAAAGTGACAACCTCCCTTAGACAATTTTTTTTAGACAAAAATTTCCTCGAAGTCCATACCCAAAACAGATTATCCATATTAGCCGCATGCGAAGATCCTACAACTGTCGCAACATATAATTATAATGATATCATATGGCCTTTACCTCAAACCGGTCAAATGTGGTTGGAATACGAGCTATTAAATAATCCAGATTTAAAGGGTGTATTCTGTGTTTCAACATCTTATAGACAAGAACAGAATCCTGTTGAAGGTAGACATGAAGTTATATTTCCCATGTTTGAATTTGAAGCGCCAGGTGACTTTGAGGACTTGCTTAATATGGAAAGAGATTTAGTTAAGCACTTAGGTTTCACAGTTCCTGACTTCGTTGCCAGACAAATGGGGTTTGGAAATTTCATAACCAATGGACCATTTCCTGAAAAAACTTACGGTATGTGGTGTCAAGAATTTGATTGTGAAGAGTTAGATCACGAGCACGAACAAATGATATCTGATTCTCATCCTACCGGAGTTGGATTTATAACTAAATTTCCTTACCATACTTCTCCCTTTTGGAATATGAAAAAAGAAGGAGAACTTGCTAATAAATGCGATGTAATTATGGGAGGCATGGAAACTATTGGATCCGCTGAAAGATCTGCTGATCCGAAAGAGATGGAAGACCAGTTTCATACAATTTCCGATGGAGAATATGCTGGATTATTATTTAAATTATTCGGTAAAGAACGGGTAGAAAAAGAATTGAAAGAATTTTTAAGTCATAAATTTTTTCCAAGATATGGTGGAGGAATAGGCCTTACCAGACTTATAAGTGCCTTGAAGATATATAGTAATTTGAATCCAGATGCAAATGATAATGGCCGGCGGAAGTATGGGGTGAAATTAGAAACAGAAGAAACGGAGTTACTATAATGATTAAAAGTGATAAGGTCATTCCAATTTACAAAAATGGTTATGGCATTCACGAATTAATTAGAGAATTACAAAGACAATCCAAAGAGTTAAAAGAGAAAGAAATTTTGATGAAAA